CTCTGAAACCCAAGAATATAAGGGGAAATTGACCTTACCAGCTTACCGCAATTCATGTGTGAACTGGAACGCAACCCCAACAGATTTAACCGGTATTCAAGGGCCATATGGAGATCAAAACGCTGTTATCAGTGTGGTAGATGATGCCCAAGAACTGGGCAAAGTTCATATCCTGAAACAGTTGCAGCGCGAAGGCACCTTAAACGGGAATGTTTTTAAGCTCGACAACAGCTTAGGGACCAAATCTACATACGTCACAGTAGCCGGTAACACCAGTAGCCCCGGCTCAATTTCCACCATTTCAGCCTGGTGCCGCACCGACAACGGTGGTGTCATTGATATGGCTGGTGGTTTCGGTGGGCAAACTTTCGCTAACACCAGTTATGAACGTATTCATAAGACAGTGGATATGCCCGATAGTGTATCAGCTCAGTTGGCCGTAGTCGCTAACCCAGGCGCGACTGTCTGGTTCGTTCTTAACCAATGCGAACCAAGTTCCGCGCCGTCGTTTGTGCCAATTGTTACCGAGGGTAACTCTTATGTAACGACGGCTGATGTTTTGACAATAGGTCCTTACGAGGCTGGTGTCATTTTTGAGGATACTTTTGCCAATGACACCGGCTGGTCTCCCGGTGAAAATTGGGTAATTTCCGAAGGTAGCGCAACTGTTGAAAATACCGCTGCATCGGGGGAAGCTCGTGAATTAAAGCGGTTCGACGCCCTTAAACCAAATAGGCGGTATCGCCTCTACTATGATGTGACAACAAACACCACAACAGCCTTCACGTTTGCAGTTGCAAGCGGAAGCTATTCAGTAAACCTGCCAGTTACCGTTGGTTCTCACACCGCTGACTTTACAAGTGCGAGCACTGCCGAATTGAGGTTCGGTTATGCACGAACAGGGGAAGGCGCAGGGTTATTGTCTATTGACAATATTCGCGTTGTCGAACTGGTACCTTTTGAGGGCTGGGATAGCGACGCTCCCGGCCATACGATGTTATTGGATACAGATACACCACTATCCGGTTATAGCGCCGTTCCGGGTCTTGTCGATCTATCAGATAATACAGGCGAGAACCTGTACTATATTTATCAAAACGCCGCTAATGGACAAATGGGCGTACGGGTAAAGGCTAACGGCGGCCCCGCCTCGGCAATGATCGTGCCTAATGTGAGTGAGACAGATGTGCTTAGTGTTTTTCAATTCAACGAGAACACGATGCGTCTTGCTAAAACAGGCACAACAAACATCGCCGAGATGGTCCCATCGGGAATGCCCGCTGGCATTTGCTACATCAAATTTGGGATCATAACCCTCAAACGATTTGCGATTTACAACCGCTACCTCCCCGAAGCCGATCTTCCTACGATGGTGACGAAATGACACTTTCACCCGTGAACAATGACCTGTGCCTGGTCGCGACCAACGAAACGACCATGATTGCCGCCCTCTCCACCAAAACCATAAACGAGGAGACGGGCGAAACCCAATCAAACAACGTGTTTCATGACGGGAAAAACTGGGTTGGCGCGACCCACGACTGGCAGTTAGTACCGATAGGCCGACTGCAAATTACACCGCCGGAAATGGATGCAGAAGGCAACATCACCAGTCCGGCGCAGTTTGATGGCCGATTCCATATGAACATCCTTTGTAATGACACCGTCTTTGCAAAATTGCAGGCGATGGATCAGGCGCATTTTGAAGAAACTGCCGAACACCTGATCATCGAACCGACGAACCGCAAAGTGGTGTGGGCGAAATGAGTGATAAGAACAACGCGATGGATCAGGTCTGGCGCAGCATCAATTTCATTCGCAAATCATTTCGTTTGCGCCCCCGTCATATTGACCAGGCGGACGTTGCTGCGCTTCGCGACAAGCTGGGTGTGACGCCTGATGCGCCCTATGACATCCCGTTTAATGCTGGTTTTGATCCCGATACCCAGCCAACGGACCTTGAAATCAAGACGCACGGCACTGTTATTGCCTCACGCGACATTAGCCCGCAAACCATCGTTGCCCGGATTGAAACCGTTCCTTCTGGTGCGCCGGTAGTTTTTGACATTCGGGTTAATGGTGCATCCATTTGCGCGGTTAAACCGTCTTTTGCAGCCGATAGCGGCGCTTTGAATGCGGGGACACTAATCGCCAACCCATCGATCAAACAGGGCGATGCCGTTTCGCTGGTTGTGACCGGCATCGGTATTGATCCGGTTGGGGCTGGCTTGCGCGTTGGTGTTAAAGGGCGGGCGGTCTGATGCTGTATGCCTCGCCGCAAATACTTGCGAACCTGCAAGCCAAAAACGTGCTGATCAGTGTTGATCAGTACAATGTCGTGTTGACCGATCTTGCCCGGGACAATGGATGGAATGGCACGGGCCGGTATTTTGGCCGGTTCATTATCATGCCTGGCATCAAAATTGGGGCAACAACGGCTTATCCGGCTGTTGCCCTGAAAACCGGGGCTTTTCCGCCTGGTTCGCAGATCAGCCTTTTGATTTCAGCCGGGGCTTATGTTGTCGGGGCCGGTGGCAATTTTGCCGAACGATCCAGCGGTGTGGTCAATAGCGGCGGTCACGCGATCACGGCGGAAAGCGCCATTACCATCGATAACCAGGGCGTCATCGGTGGTGGCGGCGGTGTTGGTGGGAACTCGGTTTATGTCGGTGGTGGTGGCGGCGCGGGATTCCTGCCTGGGGCAGGCGCTGCCGAGCAAACATCCGGTGCACCGGGAACCCTTACGACTGGTGGCGCGGGCGCGGGCACTGCCGGGCGCGGGGGCGATCTGGGCAAAAACGGATCACCCGGCGACCGGGGGGCCTATGGTCTTGCAGGCAAAGCCATCATTGGAAACGTCAACATCACATGGATTAACCAGGGCGACATTCGGGGCGCTATTACGTGAGGCTGATATGAGTAAGAAACATTATGCTGTTGTGGTCAACAATACCGTAATCCGTGAGGAAATTGCAGGCTTTGAGACGCCTGTTGATGAATTGCCTCGTGATGATGCTGGCGCGTTGCTGCGCCGTCCGCTGACGGTCGATGGGGCCTTTCCCGAAGGGTATGACGACGAATTTGATGTGCTGTCCTGGCATTACGACATTGAGGCAGAAAGCGTGCATCGGCGCTACGCTGTCGCCCCGCGTGACATCGAGGACGTGGCCGCAAGGCTGAAAGCTAAAATCGATGCCATCCGCGACCAGATGCTGGCGAACGGCTTTACATATGATGGCCATCGTTATCAGGCGGATGCGGCAAGCATGACCCGCATCAACACCAATGCGATCAAGGCGATGAAGGCGCAGAACGATAACGGTGCATTTTCAATGGACTGGATCGATGCAGACAACCAGCCCGTTACGCTGGATGCCAACGCCATGATCGCGCTGAACGACGCGGCCAGCGTGTTTTCCGACGACATCATCAAGCAGGCGCGCGCCCACAAGGACGCGATTATTGCCCTGGCCGATAGCGACGATGCCGCCGGTTTGCGTGCCTATGTCATTACCTTTTCCTGACCCCGCCCCTAACCCGGAGATTTAGAATGGCCACCGACTATCATCATGGTGTGCGCGTCATCGAAGTGTCGGAAGGCACCCGACCGATCCGCACGATTGAAACTGCCGTTATTGGCATCGTTTGCACCGGCGAAACCGCCGATAACGATACGTTCCCGCTCAACCGCCCTGTTCTGATCACGGACATCAACAAGGGGATCAGTGCGGCCGGCACAACCGGCACCCTGCCCTATGCGCTTGATGCGATCAAAGATCATGGCAACCCGCTAACCGTTGTTGTGCGCGTTCCTGAAGGCGCGGACGAAGCCGAAACCACATCAAACCTGATTGGTGGCGTGGTGAACGGCAAAAAGACCGGTATGCAGGCCCTGACCGCAGCAAAGCCGCTGCTTGGTGTTCAACCCCGCATTCTTGGCGTTCCCGGGCTGGATAATGAAAACGTGACTGCCGAACTGGTCTCGATCGCGCAGTTGACCCGGTCCTTTGCCTATGCGTCCTGTCATGGCTGCGAAACCATCGAGGAAGCCATTGCCTACCGTGATGGTTTCGGTGCCCGCGAACTGATGCTGATCTGGCCCGATTTCGTAAACTGGGACACGCAGGCAAACACCGAACGTAACGCTTATGCAACCGCTCGCGCCCTTGGCCTGCGCGCCCAGATCGATGAGGATATCGGCTGGCACAAAACATTATCAAACGTGCCGGTTAATGGCGTTTCGGGCATCAACAAAGACGTATACTGGGATCTGCAAAGCCCCGCGACCGATGCCGGTGTGTTGAATGCCAAAGATGTAACCACCCTGATCAACAACAAGGGATACCGCTTCTGGGGCTCGCGCACCTGCAGCGCGGATCCGCTGTTTGCCTTTGAAAACTATACCCGCACCGCCCAGGTCCTTGCCGACACGATGGCCGAGGCGCACTTTTGGGCCGTGGACAAACCCATGAACCCGACACTGGTACGCGACATTATCGACGGCGTGAATGCCAAATTCCGCGACTTGGTTGCGCGTGGCTACCTAATTGGCGGCTCTGCCTGGTTTGATCCGGCAAAGAACAGCAAGGAAAACCTGAAGGCTGGCAAGCTGATGATTTCCTATGATTACACGCCGGTGCCGCCGCTCGAAAACCTGATGTTTGAACAGAAGATCACCGATGACTATCTGGTGGACTTCGCAACGATGGTGACTGCGGCCTAACCGCCTTTCGCGATAATCAGCAACCTGCACAAAAGGAGATGGCGGAATGCTGCCGAAAAGTATCAAGAACTTTAACGTTTTCATTGATGGCGTGGGCTATGCCGGTAAAGCCGAGGAAGTCGTTACCCCGGTGCTGGAACGAACAACGGAATCCTATCGCGGCGGCGCGATGCTGGGTGAAGTTGAACTCGACCTTGGCATCGAGGCGATGAAGATCGAATTCACGCTGGCCGAATTCAGCACCGATGTTATCAAACAGTTTGGCATCCCTGATGCGTCCGGCATTGGTGTGCGCCTGCTTGCCGCTGCCAAGGCCGACGACGCCGACAGCACGGTCGATGCAATTGAAATTTCCGTCCGGGGCCGTTTCAAAAAAAGCGACATGGGCTCGCTGAAAGCCGGTGACATGGCAAAAATGAAAGTCGAAATGCCGATCACCTATCTGAAATACACCGTCAATGGCGACGTGATTGTCGAGATCGACATGATCAACGGCATTGAAAAGATCAATGGCGAAGACCGGCAGGCGGCATTGCGCCAGGCGCTGGGCCTGACCGCTTAACGCAAGACAAACCCTGATCAAGAGGCAGCGCCGGGGGGCATTCCTGCTTTTTCTTGAAAGGGACCAACATGACCAAGAAAACCAACGACATTGCCGCTGCCAGCAACAGCGCCATCAATGCCAGCTTTGACCTGGCCCTTAAATCACCCCTGCCCTATGGCACCGACAAGACGCTGGATAAAATCACCGTTCGTCGCCCGCTAAGTGGCGATTTGCGCGGTGTGAAGCTGACCCAGCTTGCCGAACTGGACACCAATGTCCTGTTTATTCTGCTGCCCCGCATTACCATGCCTGCCATCAATGAAAGCCATGTGCAGCAACTTGACGCCCGTGATGCGCTCGCGATCATGCAGGAAATCAGCGTAAAATTTTTTACAGAGTAGCGATCCCTGACGACATACCCACGGCATGGGGCATCATTATGAAGGCGTTCCCGGGATCCTTTCCGCCAAACGTCTTTAACAGCCTAAGTCTTGAAGAGCTGGTCGAAACCTATGAATTGGCCGTGCAATTCCTTCAGATGGAAGCCGATGCCCTGCGCCAGAAATAACCTTCCCTGATACCCGACAGGAATCGCATGGCTGATTTAAAACTCAATATCCTGATGCAGGCAGCGGACAAGGTCACGGCACCTTTCCGCAGAATGCGCCAATCCACTGATCAGTTGAGAAACCAGCTTGGTGAAGCGGCCAGCCGGGTACGCGACCTTGAACGGGTATCAGGGAACATCCAGTCTTTTCGCGATTTAAAAGCCTCTGCCCGGCAAAATGCAGCGGCCCTGGCTGCGGCGGAAAGCCGAGCCCAGCAATTGGGCCGACAGATTGCATCAACCGACAGGGTTACACGAAAGATGCGGGCGGAATTCAATGCCGCCCGCAAGGAAGTCGCACGCCTAAGACAGGCCGAAACAACTACTTCCGCCGCAACCGCAGAAATGCGCGAAAGGCTGCGGGC